TGGCGCCCCATCGGCTATTGCCTTCACTAGAAATTGAGCCCTGCACTCGTTCACCATTGGCAAGAATGATCGTGCAGAGAATTTCCCTAATCTGCCGCTCCATCGCTCAGCACTCCCCTTAGTACCAAATCTTCGCGGCACGCTGCTTTTCATCCCAATCGACAATCGCCGCAGTGCGCTGCGCTGGTCCGATATCAAGCAACTTGCAAGCGGCATTGATCGCAATCACGCAATTGGAGAGAATGTTGCAAATCGCGTCAAGATCACCGCCAGCGATATTGTCGATTCCACCTGCAATTGCATCATAGACATTGAGACAAGCGGCACGCTGCGATTCCGCGCCGCGCTTGGCCTGCTGCGCTGCAAGGCCCGGCTTGCGTGCGTAGATATCTGCCATATCATCATGAATTTCAGCTTGTGCAATCATTGCCGCGCGAAACTCGCTTGCGTGCAATTCGATAGCCTTTGCGATGATTTCCCTAGCGTTCATTTGCGTTGCTCCATTGAAAGCAGGTTGAAGAAAGCTTTTTTCAGTCTGTATTCAGGTGAATTGCCCTTGTCAACTACCTAGTGCAAAAAAGTTTCGAAATCGTTAGTTTTTGGCGGTTTTGCCTGAAAAAAGCTGAAACATGGCTTTTTCCATGCTTTCCCTAGAGCAAGCGAAACAAGGCTTTCCCTTTATGCGCGTGCGCGGTTAGTGCTTGCTGCTGCGCTCTGCTGCGCTTCACTCGCTCCGCTCGCTGCGCTCCGCGCCGCTCCGCCATACTGTTTGCACTCAATAGAGAAGCTGAAAAAATTTCAGGCAATCCCGATTTTCGATTTTCCGATTTTGGGCCAGATCAATTTTGCCGGTTTGCTGGCATTCGAGCTATTCACCCGCGCCGCGCGTTTTCAAATCTCGCGATCCAGTCGAAAACCGCGAAATTATCCACGTGCCGTTCATACTCGCGCCGTTCGTGCAATGCCCGAATTCCTGCCCGGATCATCCTACGGCGGTTTTCCTGCCGTCTCTCGACAAATTCCCGCTCTAGCTGCACGGTTCAAATCCCTTTGCAAGCATTCCAGCCAGCCACATAATCCGCCCGATCCTTTTCAATCGTGCTGCGCATTCCGAAATGACAACCATAAGAATTGCGGTCCATTCCGAGTGATGCAGCCAGCGCACCAGCCGCAAAACAATGACCTTCGCTCTTGAGAATATCAACGGTCCTGCGAGTGATATTATTTTCCATGACTGAATTCCTTTCCTGTCTGAATTCCGGTATAGCTGGCAAACCTTACCATTTCGTAAACATTCCGCAAGGGAACATTGCATTCGACAAGGCCCGGATTATGTGCCATTGCGTAACATATTGAGAGGTGAAAAGGTAAAGAAATGGTGAAAAGGGGACCCGCCAGCGTTTTTGCTCCGACCAGGGGGATACCTTCGAGCCGGCGACCATTGGACCAGGCATAGTGCTGGTGCGCGATAAACCAAATTTTCCTACTCCCCGCTCAACTTCCGTCATGGGCAATTTCAATGATTTCCATGTCCGGACCCGGCCACCCTTTCCGCGCAGATTTCCGTCGCATTGTGGCCAATTTCCATCCAGCGCCCGCTGCCAAGCCTCACGGCTCGCCAGAGCTTGAGCGGCCGGGGGTCCGCCCCACCAAATTTTTAATGCTTGCAACGGGCTTCCGTCATGGTAATGTCTCACCAGCGGCCATGCTGTAGGGTGCCCCTGCGCTCAAGCTCTGGCGAGCCGTGAGGCTTGGCAGCGGGAGCATGGCGGGGACTAGCCACCCTGGCACCAAAACGGCCATCCGGGAGATCCCAACCAATGAAGAAAAACCCCAAGGCCCCGCGCCGCAGTCATGCCTTTGGCACGTCAGAGCCGAAGCGCAACGTCGCCTCTCACAACTACGACGAAGAAACCAAAACCTTGACCGTCACTTTCGCTTCCGGCAAGCGTTACAGCTACGCCGGAGTGCCCAAGGACGTTGCGACTGGCTTCTCTTGCGGGTCCTACCTTCGCTCGGCCATTATAGGCAAATACCCTCACACCCTGCTTGGAGATTGAACCATGTCCTTCGTCGCCCGTATGCGCAAAGAGCACGCCGACCTCGCCGAAAAGCTGAACAAGCTTCACGCCTTCCGAGGCATCGCCGAATTTTCCGCCCTGACACCGGAAGAACGGCACCTTCTCGTGATCCAGGCCAGCACAATGGAGCAATACCTCTACGTGCTCGCCGCCCGGATCGAGCTTTCCGGCGAACCCATCCAGGAACCCGAGCTTGGCGAGCCGGTCCAGGTCGGTGACGCGGATATCGACCGCAACGGCCCACCCAAATTTGACGTTTGACCCTGCCGCTCTAACCGGCTAGAAAGGCCCCGCCTTTCAGGCATTCTCTCCCAAACTTCACAAGGTCCGGTCTGTCCCGAAATGGCGCACCGGACCTTTTCTTTTGCCATTGACCGTTTGCACGAAACCCGTCATGTACAGCACGACCAGTCTCAAGCGGGAGCAAAGATCATGGATTTTGAATACGACACCGGACACCTTATCAAACATCACGGCACCGGAAACGAAGCCAACCGGCCACGCGCTGCGCTCGACGATCTCGAAAACATCATCGCCAATGCCGTGACGAGCGCCGAAGTGATCCTGTTTGGCCTCGAAAATCTTGCTGATCGACTGTTCGGTGCTCACCCGGAAGCCGCAGGCAAGGCCGGTGTCGAACAGTCGGATCAGGACTGCGCGCTCGGTCGGCTGCACGTCCTCACCTCAAGGCTGCACGACCGCCTCAACCGGATTGACGCCGTGAAAAACCGGCTGATTGATCTCGCATGAGCATAGACCATATTCAGCAGGCGGGCGAACGGCTGGTAAAGCTGCGCGCCATGCTGCGAGCACGCGAAGGCCGGATCGGGTTCGAAAAGAATGTGACCGAGATCAAGGCAGAAATTGCCCGTCTCGAAACGATCACCAAAAACCCGGCCTAAATCCCGTCTTGGCTTTTCCTGGGTAGCGCAGTAAGATCAGCGCGAACCGGGAGTTGAAATTATGACGAGCGCAGCCGATTTTCTGATCCGGCTTCACAAGATCGACAAAGCCGGTCTCAAGGCACGCGATATCATCATCCTTTACGGGATCATCGCGAATCCAGGCATCAACGGCAAGGATCTTGCCTTGAAGCTCGGAATTCCCGAGCGCTCGCATATCCAACACGCTTTGATCAAGCTCGAACAAATGGGCCTGGTCGAAGATCGCCGGCAGGAAAAAGACCGGCGAAAGGCCAACCCTGCGAGCTTTCACCCGCAACCTGCCGGGCTGGCTCTATGGGACGACCTGAAACCGTAGGAGAGGTTTCCAGTGCGTAACGACACGAAACACTACCGCCTCACCTCGAAGGCGGCTGGGGATGATACGACGCTGACGCGCTACGTCCGCAACGACACCGGAGCCGTTCGGTACAAGCAGCGCCAGCCGCGCTTGCCGACGATGGAAAGCGCCTTCGTCCAGGAAGGGCGAACCAAATTCACGAAGGCAATCCGGCGCGTGGACCAACTCACCCACTTGCTCGTCGATGGTCACTCCAACGTGAAAATCGGCCATGATGTGCGCAAGGGCAAATTCAAGGGCTACCACATTTTCACGCTCTCGCTCGAAGAGCGCAAAACCTGCCCGAACACCTGCCAGCACTGGCAAACCTGCTACGGCAACAACATGCCGTTTGCCAAGCGCATTGACCACACCGACCCGGCTTTCCTGCCCGCGCTCGAACTCGAAATCGCCAACCTCATGGCGAAGCCGTGGCCGGGCGTCCTGATCCGGCTCCACGCGCTCGGAGATTTCTACTCGTGCACCTACGTTGCCTTTTGGGATCGAATGCTTCGACTGCACCCACGCCTCTCGATCTACGGATATTCGGCGCACCCCAACAAATCCTCTATCGGCTGGACCCTTCACCATCTGCGCATGGAATGGGGATACCGCGCGATGATCCGAATGAGCAACGCGCCCTATCCGGTCATGAGCACGGTCACGATTGGCACGCCCGAAAGTCGGCCGGCAAATGCCTTCATCTGCCCGGAGCAAACCCGGCAAACTCGATGCTGCGCGACCTGTGGCCTTTGCTGGTCCACCAGGAAGAATGTCGCATTTCTGGAGCACTGACATGAGCAATGGGGCGACCTTCGAAGATTGTTTCAACATGCTTTGCGGCGAAAAACTCGGCGAAGGAATTCATCGCACGGTCTATGCGTGTAAGATCCGACCTGATCTCGTGGTGAAGGTTGAAAACCAGGAAATGCGGTATTTTGCGAATGTTATGGAAGACAAGTTTTGGACCGATCACCGCTATTACAAAAAGGTGGCTGATTGGCTCTGCCCTATCGAGTTTCTAAGTCCCGATGGGCGCTTGCTGCTCATGAAGCGCGTTCGTCCGATCCACGAAAGTGACACCTTGCCTGACAAATTACCGGCCTTCCTCTCCGATATCAAACGGGAGAACTTTGACTGGCTTGACGGCAGGCTCGTTTGCATGGACTATGCTTGGACTGTTCCGAACCCGAACACCAAACCCCGAAAAATCGAGTGGTGATGAACGACGAACCCGACCCGACTGCTACGCGAACCGATGTGCTGGTGCCAACCAAGGATCTCGCGCGCCTGCCGATGATCTCGGCCGAGCAATATCAGCACGTAGGCCGCTTCGCCGGAGCGCTGGTCATGTCCTGTTTCGAACAAATGGGTGGCTTGCCGCGAATGGCGGCATGGGCCGACACCAACCCGACCGATTTCTACACCAAGCTTTTCCCCAAGAGATTTCACGCAGTCAGCAAGTGGACGTTTCGGGAACGCTCACCATCGACGACGCGATTACCCGGCTGGAACGCCAAACCATGCCTATCGAGGCAGAATTCACGGAAGTCCAGCCGATCTATGACCTCTAACCGCCGCAGGAGAAACTGGAAATTCTCGAAAGATAACCGAAAAACATACCTCGTTTGGCGAGATATGCGGCGCAGGTGTTTCAATGAGAATTGCAGTAGCTTTTCGGATTACGGTGGGCGCGGAATAACCGTATGTGAAAGATGGAAAGAGGATTTTGATACATTTTTCCTAGATATGGGTCCCAAACCAGATGGACTAACTATAGAGAGAATTGACAACGATCAGGGATATGACCCATTCAACTGTGTTTGGGCTACCTATTCAGACCAAAATCGCAATCAACGAAGGATGGCTACGATTCATGGAACACGGTCAACCTACGTCAACCAAAATTGCAGATGCGATCCCTGCATTGAGGCGGATCGTCAATACAAGCGGGAAAGGTATCGAAAATGTATGTAAGTCCTTTCGGTAAAGCAGAAGGCTTGTCGCAACGTCTCGATAAGTGGGCCACCGATCTTAGCCGCGATCGGGCCTACCCCTGGGTCGGTCTTGGTCTGATCGCGGACCTTCGCGCCGCTGCCGCCGTGATCGACGGCCGACCGGTTCCGGTCGATCCGCACGAAGGATTGCCCGAAGACAATGCTCCGACCGAACCTAGCCTGGAGTATGACCTGTGAATGTTCAAGACACCTTGACCGAGCGCGGTGCGCGCTACGGGGATTTTGCTGATCATGCAGTGATCGCCCAGGCATTACAGGACGTAATGAGAGACGCACCGGGATGGTGTGCACTCGATCCGACTAAGCGCCAAGCTCTTTCAGTGATTGCGGATAAGATTGCCCGTATTCTCAATGGTGATCCGAATTACGCCGACAACTGGCACGATATTCAAGGATACGCCCACCTTGTCGAAGAAAGGCTTATACCATGAACCCGACACTTGCACGCAAACAGGCCGCAGCCAAACTTGGTGTTGCCATGCAGGACCGCCACCAGAAGCTTGCCCTTGCCGTGGGTGAGGAAGAAATTGCCCAAGCTGCCGTGGAACTCGGGAAGGCGTTCAATGACAACATCGAATTCATCATTTGGGTGCTCAAGCACCACGGCGGGCTGAATCCAACTCCGATTACTCCGCGCCGGGTACCAGCCACACCGCCGCGCCAGCATTTCGGCACTGTGAGCGGTGGAAATATCGCCCTACCCGTCACGCCGGTCACGTTGCTGAAATGAACCTGCAAGAGATCGCCACGGAAGCTAGAATTTCCATCGACGAAGTGCGCGAACGCTGGCTTGCGCTCCGTGTTGCCTACTGGAAATCCGATTTCCGCCGTTTTGCCCGCGAAGCAATCCGCATTCGCACAAAATCGGGCGATCTCGAACCCCTCGTGCTGAACGAAGCGCAAGGGCTTCTGCACGACGCGGCCGAAGATCAGTTGGAAACCGAGCGCTGGGTGCGTATCGCCGGCCTCAAGGGTCGCCGGCAGGGTTTTTCGACCTACGTTGCTGCTCGTGGCTACTGGCGCGCGACTTTGTGGGATCGCCAGCGGATTTACATTCTCTCGCACGAAATGGCGTCGTCGAACGTGCTGTTCGGCATGACCGATCTCATGCAGCAGAAACACCCGTTTCCTCCCCAGGTCGGCACCGACAACGCGAAGGAACTGGAATTCATCAAGCGCGGCTCGTCCTACCAGGTGGCGACGGCCGGGCAGAAGGCAGGCGGGCGCGGCGGCGCTGTGACGTTCTTCCATGGTTCGGAAGCTGCCTGGTGGACCAATGCACCCGACCATTTCGCCGCGTCGGTGCAAGGTGTGGACGAAGTTCGAGGCGTTTGGGGTGTCCTGTGGCGTGAGCCGCCCAATCCGCTGCCCTTCGAGCGCAACATTGGCGAAATCTATGGTTGGGTGAAAGCTCCCTCGGAAATCTGGCTCGAAACGACTTCGGCCGGGCCGACCGGGGAGTTTTGGAAACGTTACATGGACGCGATGAAGGGCATCGGTCGCTACCGCGCCGTTTTCGTGCCCTGGACGGTCCAAACCGAATATACCGAAGAGGGCGATTACACTCCGCTGCCCGAGCCGGAAGAGGAAGGCGAGCTTTCCGAACTCGAATATCAGGAACTCCACGGCTTGACCGATGGGCAAATGCTCTGGCGCCGTGCAAAAATCCATGAACTCGGCTCGGTCGGTAAATTCCGGCAGGAATACCCCATCGACGTGACCGAAGCATTCGCTGCGGCCGATATCGAAGGTGTTTTCATCAAGCCCGCGCTCGTGCTCCGTGCCCGCAAGCGGGTGATGGAAGACCCTGACGCTCCGCTGATCATTGGTGTGGATCCAGCCGGTAGCGGCGGCGACCGTTTTGCGGTCGCCTTCCGTCGCGGTGACAAGATTCTTCGCGTGATCCATCGAAACAAACTTGAGCACGACGAGGCGGTGGCGTGGCTTTCCATGATTATCGACGAGCACAATCCTAACCGTATGAACGTGGATCGCGGTTCGATGGGGCAGAATATCGTTTCGGCGCTGCGCAATCTCAACCGTCACTATGCCGATGTGGTGAAGGGGATCGACTTTGGCGGCACCTCGCGGTTCAAGCAGGCCACACCGAAGCGTGCCGGACCCTGGAACCGCCGTGCCGAAATGTATGGGGACTTCAAGGATTGGCTCAACGAAGGTGGCGCGATCCCTGACGACGACGACCTTGCATCAGATATCAGCGGCCCGAAGCAAAAATGGCGCGCGAATAACGATTGGCTGCTTGAAAGCAAGTCTGACATGAAGGCTCGTGGATTGCGATCATCGGACCTTTCGGACGCCTGCGTATTGACCTTTGCAACCAAGGAATTCTTTGATACTTGGAGCACGCCGGAAAAACCAAAAGGGTTCGGGGCCGGGGCAACTCCGCAATTGCGGCACATCCATGCCCCAGGTGTGGGCGGCCACGATGGTTTCTACGAGGCTGACGGGTCTTACGGCTGGATGGCGTAACAGGAGCATGGGCGATGGCTGGAATTCGTGACAACTTGGCGAGGGAAGACCGCGAGCTTCCGCGCACTCGGACCAAAACGCCAAGTGGTTTTGATAGTGAAAGCGCTTTCCTCGAAGATATGCGCTCGAAATATGAATGGGGCTACGGCTTCAACGAGCACAACATCATCGCCGGCAAGGACGACGCAAAATTCGCGGTCGGCAATCAGTGGGATCCAGTGGTGGAAGCGCGCCGAAAAGCCGCCAACAAACCCATCCTCACGTTCAACCGACTGATCGCCTTCGTTGCGCAGATTGTCGGCAACCGTCTCATGAACGAGACGGAAATTCGGGTCCATCCTGACAAGGCAGGCACCAAGGAAATCGCGGAAGTCCGCGAAGGGCTTATCCGCTCGATTTTCAAGAATTCACATGCCGATTTCGCCCGCGATGAAGCCGCGAAATACCAGTGCGTCGGCGGCGAAGGCTATTTCACGCTCTCACTCGATTACGCGAACGACGATGTTTTCGAGCAAGAAATCAAGCTTTCGGCCGTTACCGACCCTTACGCGGTGGTGCTAGATCCTCTTGCAATCGAACCCTCGGGCGGCGATGCCCAATGGGGATTTGTTGGTGACGATCTCCCGCAGCAGGAATTCAAGCACCGCTGGCCTTGGGCTGCGGAAGTCGGGTTCCTGGACGAAAAGAAATGGAACAACAGCGGCTATTGGCTGCAAGAGGATTGCGTTCGGATCGTCTCGTATTGGCGAATGGTCACGGAAGGCACCAAAGTTCTCGCGCTCTACCTTGACGGCACCGTGCATGATGTGACCGACAAGGAAGAATTCGAATATATCAATTTCGTCGAAACGCGCTCGGATGGTTCGCCCTACATTCGGGAAGTTCCGAACCGGATTGCTCGCCTCTACGTTTGCAGCGGCAATGCAATTCTCGAAGGTCCCTACGATTATCCGATTTCCTCGATCCCGATCTATCGGGTGCCGGGATGGGAAATCAACGATGGCGAAAAGGTCCACCGTTGGGGCTTGATTCGGTTCCTCAAGGACCCGCAACGGCTGCACAACTATTGGCGCTCGACCGTGGCCGAACAGCTTGTGGCGGCGCCCCGGAACAAGTGGCTCACGACGCCGGAAGCGGTCAAAGGGCACGAAGCCAAGTGGCGGCGAGCGCCGTCCAGTGACGACCCATTCCTGTATTTCAACGATGGCGAAACCGCGCCCATTCACGTCCCGCCCCCTGGTATCGACGCGGCTTTAGTCAACGAAGCCGGTATGGCGACCCAAGACCTCAAGGATATCTCGAATATCCACGAAGCCGCGCTCGGGATGCCGAGTAACGAGGTGTCGAAGGTTGCTATCCAGCAGCGCCAGATGGTTTCGGACGTGGGGACGTATATCTACGTTGACCGGCGCCGGATTGCCGACGAGCGTTGCGCGAAAAACATCAACGAACTGATCCCCTACATTTACGACACCAAGCGGATTGTCACGGTGATTGGCCGTGACGACAAACGGCTTATGAAGGTGATCAACGACCCGAGCGACCCGAATTCGGACGTGACGATGGGCAAATACGGCGTCACCGTTTCGGTCGGTCCGGCCAGTGAAACCAAGCGAGCACTTGCGGCCGAACAGATGATGGCGTTCGTCAACGCAATGCCGCAGGCTGCGGGCGTCGTAA